CGCGCGTGTCGACGGCGAATTGGTGGGCGCTTTCATGGTCATCGAATCCGGCTTCATCGAAGTCGACGTGCACGCGCTGCTCACACGCCGCGCGCTGCCGCAGTCGCGCGCACTGGGGCGTCTCTGCCTGGCGCACATCTTCGCCAACCCTGCGATCGAGCGCGTCACCGCGTACGTGATCGAAGGCCTCACCGCGGCCCGCAACTACTGCCTGAAGCTGGGCTTTCAAGCCGAAGGGCTGCGCCGCAATGCCTGCCGACAGAACGGGCGCCTGCTGGGCGTGCACGTGCTCGGCATCACCCGCAACGAATGGGAGAACACCTAATGTCCTTCATTGGCCGAACCATCGGCAAACTGACCGGCGCACAGGATCAGGCCGACGCCATCAGAGATGCTGCCGCCACGCAGGCGGCGAGCGCGCAACAGGGGGTCAACCAGCAGCAGCAGATGCTGGAAGCCTTCCAGAAGGTCCTCGCGCCGTACGTGAACGCAGGCACCGGCGCGCTGACGGCGCAGCAGAATCTGCTGGGCCTCAACGGCAACGACGCTCAGCAATCCGCCATCGCGGCGCTCCAGTCGTCGCCCCAGTTCCAGGCGCTCAAGAAACAAGGCGAGGACTCCATCCTCGCGAACGCATCGGCCACCGGCGGCCTGCGCGGCGGCAACGTGCAGGGCGCGCTGGCCCAGTTCTCGCCGGCGCTGCTCGCGCAGATCATCCAGCAGCAATTCGGCAACCTCGGCGGCATCGCGTCGAACGGTGAAAACGCGGCGGCAGGCGTGGGGAATGCTGGACTCCAGACCGGCCAAAACATCGCAAATCTTTTCCAGCAGCAGGGAGCGGCGACAGCCGGTGGCCAGATCGCACAGGGCGGCGTGGCGCGCCAGGGCTTCGGGGACCTGCTGAAGCTCGGGAGCACTCTTGCCGGCTTTGGGGGTCTTGGCGACATCGGAACGCCTGCCGGCGCAACCCCGCAAATGGTCGCCTCGGGCCAATTCTAAGGAGACGGCATGGATCCGATTAACTACCTCGCCGGCGTCCCTCAGGAAGACTTTTTGCGCGATATCCAGGGAGGCCTCCAGCTCGGCGCCGGCATCCAGCAGCTGCAGCAGCAACAGCAGGCCCAGCAACTCGCCCAGCAGCGCGCGGCGCAGTATCAGGCTGACGTGAACGCGTTCATGCAAGACCCAACGCCACAGGCCGCAGCTGCTCTGCAGTTGAAATATCCAGATCAGTACGAACCGATTTCAAAGGCATGGGCTGGCCTGAGTGCAGATCAGCAGAAGAATGAACTGCGCGATACCTACAGCATCGCATCGACCCTCCAAGCCAACCGCAAAGACTTAGCGTTGCAGCAGATCGATGACCGTATCGCCGCGCACAAGAACAGTGGTATGCCGACAGCCGATCTTGAGGCCCTGCGTACTTTAGTTGAGCAAGACCCGAAGGCAGCGTACGGCCAAGTTCTGAACATCGTTAGCGGATTACCTGGGGGCGATAACGTACTCAAGAACCTATCCTCTCTCGGCCAAGAGCAACGTGCTGCCGACCTGGCACCGCTCACGCTGGCCGAAAAACGGGCGGCCGGCGTGCAGCAGCAGCAGGCGACCCTCGGCCAGGTTATCGGCGGGCTCGCGAACGTCGACGGCGTGAAGCCGGCGCAGGTGCAAACGGCATTCAAGTCGCTGGCGGCCAAGGGCGTCATCAGCAAGGACGATCTGCCCGCGTACCTGGCCGACATCCCCACCGATCCCAAGCTGCTGAAGCCATACCTGAGCGGCTTCGTGCAGACCGCGCTGTCGCCCGCTGACCAGATGAAGTACACGACGCCGGACGCGAACGCGAAGCTGTCGGCCGACACGCAGCTCAAGACCACCGGCATGAACAACGCCACGCAGCTCGCCGTGCAAAAAGCCATCTCGGAACGGCAAGACAGCAAGGGCGACACGGAGCCGACGTTGGATCCGGACACGCTCACCACGATGGCCCAGCAGTACCTGGCCGGCGACAAGGGCGTCATGCAGAACTTGGGGCGCGGCGCGCAGGGCTCCGCGAACGTCGTAGCGCTGCGCCAGGCGATCACGCGCGAAGCGAAAGCGCAGGGCCTGAGTGGGCCGGCCATCGCCGCGAAGATGGCGGAGTTCGCGGGCACGATGGCCGGCCAGCGGACGGCCGGTAACCGCATCGCGAATGTCGAGATGGCGGCCACCGAAGCGCAGAATCTGATCCCGCTCGCGCGTCAGGCATCGGCGGACGTGACCCGAAGCGGTTTCCTCCCCTTCGGCAAGGCGCAGATGATGTTCAACAACCAGACGAACGACCCGGCGATGCGCCAGTTCGTCGCTGCCAACAACTCGCTGGTGAACGTCTACGCGCGCGCGATCTCGCCCAGCGGCACGCCGACCGTCGCTGACAAAGAGCACGCACGCGAGATGCTTTCTACTGCGATGGACCACAAGTCCTATCTGGCCGTGCTCGACCAGATGCAGCGCGAGATCGAGGCGGCACGCCAGGCGCCGCAAGCCGTGCGCAGCGCGTTCAGCGCCGGCGTGACCGGCCAGGGGCACGGCGCCGCGCCGGCCGCCGCTGACCACCCGGCCGACATCAGCGTACTGCTGAAGAAGTACGGAGGCGGCAATGGCCGATGACCGCCAGCAGCTGTACCAGGCACTCCGCAACGCGGATGCCGCCGGCGACATCCAGGCTGCACAGCGCCTCGCCGAGTACATCCAGTCGCTACCGACCGGCGTCCCGAACACGGAAATCGATCCGAGCGTGCCGCGCGTCGACGTCACGGGTCATTACGTGCCAGATCCTCAGCCAGCGGCGCCTGCCGACCCGACGCTCGTCGACCGCGTGAAGGGACTGGGCGAAGCTGCGCTGTCTCTCGCCAGCGGCGCCACGGGCGGCACACTGGGCATGATCGGCGGCACGCTGGGTGGTTTGGCCGGAGCCATCTCGTCCGGCGAATTCGGCACGCCGCAGGGCATGGCCAAGATCGAGCAGGCGGCCGGCGAAGGCGCGAACGCCCTCACCTACCAGCCACGCACGCAGCTCGGCCAGCAGTACACGCAGAACGTCGGTGACGCCTTGAATGCGGTGCTGCCCGTGACGGCGATGCCGGAGCTGGCTGCGGCCGGCGCCGGCGCGCGCGCAGGAGCGCGGGTCATGCGCGAGACCGCGCGCAACACTGCGCCTGCGATGGACGCGGCCGACGCAGCCATGGCAGCGAACGCCGGACGCCTGCGCGACGTCGTGACGGCGCCGAAAGGCGCGCCCGAGGCGCCCATCGTCGCGCAGATCCGCAAGGTCTCGCCGGCCATCGCCGACCGCGTGCAGCGCACGCTGGAGCGCAACCCTGAGCCGCCGGCGGAAGCTCCCACGCCCGGCACGAAGGCCAGCGTGGGCGCGGCCGGTACGGACCTGGCGCAGCAACGGCGCCAGATTGCCGACCAGATCGGGGTCGACCTGACACTCGGCCAGGAGACGCGCGACCAGCCGCAGCTGCGCTTCGAGCAGGAAACCGCGAAGGGCGACCAAGGTGCCGCGCTGCGCGAGCGCTACTCGGACCAGAACGAGCAGATCCTGAAGCACTTCGACAACCTGGTCGACCAGACGGGCAAGGAATCGTCGGACCTCGCCGGGACCGGGCGCTCGGTGGACACCGCGCTCACGAAGGGCCTCGACTATGACAAGGGCCGCGTGCGTGCTGCATACAAGGCGGCAGAAAATTCGCCCGAGAGCGCCGCATTGGTGACGCTCGACCCGGCCATCCAGTTCCTGAACGACAGCGCGCCCGATGCGTCGGTGTCGCCGCTGCTGGCGGCCGCGCGCCGCCACGCCATCAAGCTCGGCGCCGCGGTAGAGGATGCCGACGGCAACCTGGTCGCGCAGCCCACGACCGTCAAGAACGCGGAACTGCTGCGCCGCGCGATCGGCAACGCCACCGACTACGAGCCGACGAACGTCCGCAACTCCGCGATCCTGAAGGGCGCGATCGACAGCTCGACGGAGCCGGTCATCGGCCCGATGTACCGCAACGCGCGGCGCCTGCGCGAAAACCTCGCCAAGAAATACGAGGACCGCGGCGTCGTGGCGTCCCTGCTGAACACGAAGCGCGGCATGGCGGACCGCAAGGTGGCCATTGCCGACGTCTTCAACCACTCCATCCTGAACGCCAGCCGCGAGGACGTGTCGGCCGTGCGCCGGGCGCTCACGCACGCCAACAACGCGCCGGCCGAGGTTCGAGCAGCCGGCCAGCAGGCATGGCGCGACCTGCAGGGCGAGACCATGAACTGGATCAAAGATCAGGCCTTCGCCAATACCGCGACCGACCAGCGTGGGAACGTGATTTTGTCCGTGCCAAAGCTGCACAACGCGATCACGCGGCTCGATGCCGATGGGCGGCTGCAGGCCATCTTCGGCAAGCAGGGAGCGCAGCACCTGCGCGACGTGAACGACCTCGCGAAGGTCATCTACACGGTGCCCCCGGGCGCCGTGAACACGTCGAACACGGCGAGCGTGATCGCCTGGATGCTTGCCGACGCCGGGCTGACCGGCGCGGCTACGGGGCTGCCGGTTCCCGTGGCTACGTCCCTGAAGCTGCTCGTCAAGCACGTCAAGAATCGCCAGCTCCGCAAGCGCATCGAGATCGCGCTGACGCGCGGGCGCGCCGCCGAGAAAGCCGCGCAGGCCACCACGCGCCCAGCGGGCGTCACCCTGCACTGATCGAGGAACCGCATGCTCCCAGTCGAACAACCCCTCAAAACTTATACTGGCAAAGACGGCAATCCGCTCGATGGCGGTTACATCTACTTCGGCCAGCCGAACCTGAACCCGATCACGAACCCTGTCACCGTGTACTGGGACGCCGCGGGCACGCAGCCGGCTTTCCAGCCGCTGCGCACGGTCAACGGCTACATCGTGCGAAACGGGACGACTCCAGCGAACGTGTTCTTCAACAGTTCGTATTCCGAGCTGGTGCTGGACTCGAAAAAGCGCCAGGTGTTCTACGCGCGGACGTCGGACGATTTCAGTATCGCCACGACGGTTTTGAACTTCATCACCAACCTGGCATCGTCGATCGGCTCTTCGCTGATCGGCTTCATTCAGACTGGCATCGGGGCTGTTGTGCGCACGATCCAGGACAAGCTTCGCGAACGCGTCACCGTGACCGACTATCTGCCGAATGGCTACGTGATCGACGGCAGCGTCGACTACACGACCTATGTGCAGAACGCCGTCAACGCAATGGGCGCGAATTCGCTGCTCATCTTCCCCGCTGGTGTGAATGTGGGCGTGACGCGCATCGCCATCGACAACAAGAGCGACTGGGCGATCCGCATCGACGGCAAGATCACCAACCTGGCCGCGAAGGCTGGGCCGGCCGCGACCGACACGAACACGGCGGCGCGTGGGCTGGCGGCGACCTTCTACATCACGAACTGCAACCGCTACCGGATTTTCGGGCCGGGCGTGATCGACCCCGGATATCGCGAGGCGTTCTGTATCGGCGAGTACCTCCCTGCCAGCAGCGCGGCGCCGTGCACGGATTTCGAGATCAATGTCGATGTCCGCGGCCGCGGGATCAATGACAACATCCACGCGAACCGCATCCGCTACTGCTCGCGATTCACGTTCCGCGATATGGCGCTGGACTCGCTGACGAAGAAGCCGCCGTATGTGAACAACTCGACCCCGTACTACTACAACTGGTGCGAGACGCTGCTCCTGTGGGACTGCACGGACTTCGAGATCCACGGCGTGCGGTCGCGCATGAACGCGATGAACGGCACGTACGTCGGCTCGAACTGCGAGCGCTTCAACATCACCGGCTGTGACTGGGAGCACAACGCCGGCAGCGGCCTGCAGCTGGCGTGGTCGTCCTTCGGCAGCTTCCCGCGGCACTTCACGATCAGCGGCAACCGGGCCGCATTCAACCGTGCGGACCCCTGGGACATCAACAACACAGGCACCCTGCTCGACGTCTTCGGCGTCGTCACCGACAACACCAGTTTTTACAACGGCTGGGGCACCGAGGACACCGCCGGCACCACGCCGACCAACGACGGCAGCGGCATCGGCACCTTCATCAACCTGAAGAAGATGACGGTGACGAACAACATTGACCACGAGTGCGCGCGCACTGGCGGCTACTTCGAACTTGTGTGGGACACCAGCGTCACCGACAACATCATCACGAAGGAAGCCACTGCGTCGCAAGGTGATGGCCTGTTCTTCCTGCGCTGCACGAACATCGATGCCAATTCGAACAACGTCAACGTCATCGCTGGCAAGAATGCGCTGCACGTCTACGGTGACAACCCGAGCCAGGGCAACATCCGCATCAACGAGAACTACCTCTTCGGTCAGGTTCTGTACGAGGGCGGCTCGTATTCCGGCTCGTTCACGGCCAACAAGGTGATCTGCGCGAACCAGGTCACGATGCCGGTCGACTGCATCGGGAATGACATCACGGTCAACGGAGCTAGCCAGATCGGCATCTATGTCGGTGGCGACAACCTGACGATCGAGCGCAACAAGGTCACGGCTACCAGCTTCGGCATCGTGGCATTTGGTCTGTGGTCCCCGCGGATCATCGGCAACTATGCCAGCGGCAGTGGTGGCATCCGCGTCGACTCGTGCTCGTTCGGGAAGATCTCCAGCAATTACGGCAAAGGCACCTCATCGCCGGGGATCCACATCCTGGGCCCAAGCGACAACATGGAACTGAGCTCGAACCAGGGCGAATCCAGCACCGGCAACAGCTTGCGGGTCGAGTCCACCTGCACGAACACCCAGAAATGGGCGAACCGAAGCGTGAGCGGCTCGACCAGCTACCTCGGCACCTACGGCATCAATTTCTGATCACGAACTTCAACCATGAAAGATCCAACTATGAGCGAAATCTCCGGCGCAGCCGCCACTGCCGCAGGTCTGAAAACCCTTGGCGGCCTCGCAGCGGGAAGCGGAGTTGCTGCGGGTCTGGCCGCATTCGTCGTCATGTCGATGACAAAACCATCCTCGGATAAAGAGTGGCGCGTCGCGCTCGCGTGCACCTTCGCTGGCTCGATCGGCGGCGGCGCTGCTCTCATCAAGTACCTCGGCATCGAGCGCTGGGCCGGCGACACGTTGGGCCTTGTCGGCCTCGGTGGCATCATGTTCGCCTGCGGCCTTCCGGCGTGGGCGCTCGTGCGCGGCCTGTTCCTGTACCTCGACAAGAAGCGCGACATCGTCGAGATGGCGGTCGACGGCGCACAGGCCGTAAAGGCCGTGAAGGACTCCCTGTGAACGCCGCCGACCTCCGCGTCATCATGCCGCTGGCCGGCAAGCTGGCCGACATGTTCGTCGCGCCGCTGACGTCGGCGATGGACGAATTCGGGATCGACACGCCCCAACGCCAGGCCAGCTTCATTGCACAGATCGCGCACGAAAGCGGGCAGCTCCGATTCACGCGCGAGATGTGGGGTCCGACGCCGGCGCAGCGCGGATATGAAGGCCGCGTCGACCTGGGCAATACGCATCCCGGCGATGGCTTCCGCTATCGCGGGCGCGGCCTGATCCAGATCACCGGCCGCGCGAACTACCGGGCATGCGGTGCGATGCTTGGCTTCGACCTGTTGAACTTCCCCGAGCTGCTCGAAGGGCCAACGCTTGCGGCACGCTCGGCCGGGTGGTTCTGGCGCAAGAAGAATCTGAACGAACTGGCCGATGCCGGCGAGCAGGTCGAGATCTGCAAACGCATCAACGGCGGCACGAACGGCCTGCAGGAGCGGCTCAACTTCTACGCGGCGGCGCGCAAGGTGCTCACGTGAGCCGCATCCAAGGAATGCTCATCAGCGTGCTGGCGGCCATCCTGCTGGCAGCGGCCTGCGCCCTTGGCGTGAAGGCGTACGGAAACCATCGATACGACGCCGGCCACGCCGCCGCCATCTCCGAGCGCGCGCAGGCCGACGCCGCTGCCGTGCTGAAGCGCACGCGTGAGAACGCCGCCCAGGCCGCACGCCAGGACGAAACCAACGCCAACATCACGAAGGAGAAAGACGATGAAATCGCTGATCTGCGCCGGCGCCTTGCTGCTGCTCCAAGGCTGCGCGTCGGCCCCTCGGTATGTCCCGACCGACCTGCCGCCACCGCCCAAGCCCAAGGCCCCGCCGGCGGCGACGGCGCCGATCCATCCGGCCGGGTGGTTTCAAGCCGAGCTGATGCGGATTTTAAGCAGCTGATCCAAGACGTCGAGCAGGACCTCGCAACGGGGCGCGCGTGTCAGGCGTTCGTGCGCGAAAACGGCCTGCAGCCATGATGGACTACCATGTCATCACGCCCGAGGCGGCAGAGCTGGTCATACAGGTGATCGATGGCCAGCTCATCATCGTACCGCCCAAGCCGGCCCCGCAGCCGATATCCGGCGCCCCGACGAGTGACGTCGCTGGTCCGGCCGCGTGAGCACGCGCATCGCTGTTTCGACTGGGACTCCCAGCTCGCGCAGCAGGAGCGCTGCCTCTAGCCGCCCAATGCTGGGCACGCTGTTCAGCACGGCGTCGATGTAGATCTGGGTGAGCCGGTCAATTCGTCTGTGCATGTTGACATACTTGCACAGCCGTAACGTGCAGGGTTGAGGAGGGTCAAACCCAGCCGTTATACTGTACGCCCATACAGTATTCTAAGAGCGTTGCATGTACGGCAAAGTGAAGCGGCTACGCGAGCGCGGCCGACGTCTTTCGAACCGCGAGATCACCCAGGCGCCCTACGTCGAAGGCGCGCTCACGCTGTTCGGCCTGCAAAGCACCTTCGTGCTCGAGGTGAAGGACCCGAATTCCCAGGTTGGCCCGAGCCTGTTCCCGACGCTCTACGAGGCGCGCCTCATTTCTATGCACGGTGGCGGGATGCTGTTCAAGGGGGAGGAGCGGCCGCAGGGCGATGATGGGCCGACGTATGTGCAGGAATGGTCGGTCATGATCGAGCCATACTGAATGCAAAATCGTTCCGTAAACGCGAAAAACGAGCTGAATTCAAGGGCTACAAATCGCGTTCAAACTTGAGAATTGCGGAGCGGCATTCCGGCCGAAACCCGCCTGGTTGACACGTTTACGGGTGAGCTAATTGTTTATGGATTGCCCAGCAGCGATTTAATTAGTCGGCCCACATCCCCACTTCCCGCGATTGTGACGATATTCGCACAAAGAGCAACGGCATTTGTGCCACGCGCAGCCCAACGTTGAAACAGACCACTACTTTCCACTGTCTCCTGACGATGCTCTTCAGGAACAGCGCGAACAGCGTTTAGCAGCTCGGCCAACTCTTGAGGATTGGTATCTTCAGGAAAGCCGTTATCCCGCATCCACGTATCCGCAGCGAATACAGAAATACCGTTTCGGCCATTATTCGCAACAACGTTCTCTGTAATTTCGACGCTCTCTACACCTGAAATCGAGCATCCATTGCCCTTGTCGGTTCCACCGAGATTGATTCCATCCAGCCTATTTCCGACGAACACATTGCCACGAATGATAAGTGCCATTCATTCAATCCTAGAGAAATTGTGCAACGCGGATTCCAAAAACAAAACTGGATATTAGATGAACATCTAATATCCAGTACTGTCGATCTGTACAGCTTCAGCTGCAAGTCATTGATTCTATTGGTCGGGGCGAGAGGATTCGAACCTCCGACCACCTGCACCCCATCCGGGACCGCTATCTGCTGAAACACGCATGGATACTGGCCTTGCGCCAGAGTCATCTAATATCCAGTGGTTTTCGTGCGCCCTACTTTGCCCCACAAACAGCGAGCTCATCCAGCGATATTAGATGCGCTCCAGGGCAGTTTCATGTCGATCTCGGACACCTCCGGGATCGCTTCCTTGATGTAGATTTCGCTCGTCTTCGAGGTGGTATGGACCAGGCGCTTCTGAATTTCAGCCAGGTGTTTGCCGGCCTTGGCCGCGTCGGTGGCGCCCAGCGAACGCAGATCCTTGAACGTGACATCAGCCTTGATGCCGGCTCGATCCTTGGCCCGATCCCACATCGAGATCAGGCCGGTCTTCGCGTAGGGCGTCCCCTTCTGGGACGGGAACAGATACGGGTTCGACGCCGGCAGCTTGTACGTCTTCTTGATGGCGCGCGCGCGGTCGATCACGCTCTGGATCGCAGGGGTGATGTGGATGTCGACCACCTTGCCGCTGCTCTTCTTCGTCTTGCTGGGCCGGATCCGGATGTAGCCGCCCTCGATCTGGTCTTCCTTCAGCGTCCGGATGTCGATCGCGCGCGCCCATAGCAGGTACGCCATGTCGATGATGCAGGCGAACATCGGGCCGCTCGCTGTCGGGATCTCCTTCCCGTTGTCCTTGCGTGGCTTGCTGTGCATGCCGGCCGCGCGGATCTTGCGCACCTGGTCGTGCGTCAGCAGCACGGTTCGACGCGCGGTCTCGAAGTCGCCCAGGTCGAGCTGATCGATCGGATTGTCCTGGCGCAGGCCCAGGCCTGACACTGCGTACTTGAAGAGCTTGGCGGCCAGTGCGCCGTACTTGCGCGCCGTGTTCGGCTTGTCGGCAAACTTCTCGCGCAGGAAGTCGGCAAATTCCTTGGTGGTGACCTCGACCACCTGGAATGCCTCGAACTCGTCGGCGATCACGTCCAGGTACCGGCCGTAATCCTCCTGCACCGGCTTCGTGTACTTGCCCAGCTTGTGCGCTTTGAACTCGGCGCACAGGTGCGGCATGGTTCCCTCGACGTGGGTCTTGCTGCCCAGGAGCGTGGCCAGCGCGTTCAGCATCGCGACCTCGCCGTCGTCGACCGCGCACAGCCGGATCCACGTCTTCATCTCCTTCGTCTTGGGGTCTCGAATCTTCTCGGGCGCCACGTAATAGTAGGCGCCGAATTTGATGTACACCCGGCGCGGGAGCCCGCGGTTCGTCTTGCGCTGCCTGTTCATTGCCTTGCTGATTTCCTCTTCGGTCCAGTGGGTGCCGCTGGCGCGGGCGGGGTGCCCGGGTTCTGCACGTGCGCGCGGAGCACGCACACGGTGTTGTCGATCCGGCGCAGTTGCGCGGGGATGCCCATCTCGCGCAGCGCGGCCAGTTGCTTCTTCGGAAGCTTGTAGTGCGTGATCGCGTAGATTTCCTGACTCGATAGCGTCAACTCTTCCATCCCGCCCTCCTATTCCATCCCCGATTCCGGAAACCTGCGCATGTCGCCGCGCATCACCATCGACAGCGGCATCGGGCGCACGGTGGTCCTGTTACGCCGCTCGTAGCCGGGCCGGCGCCGGTCGTTCTGCGGGCTCGTGAAGTGCGACGTCGTGCCGCGGCGCCGGTCCTCTTTACGCTCGATCATCCATCCCTCCTTCAAACAGATCGGCAATCGCCTTGCGGCTGTGCCGGGTCGCGCGCGCCGTCTCGGCGTGATGCTGAGCGTCGTACCGCAGGTGGCAGCGCTGGCACCAGGCGCGCAAGTTCTCCGGATCGCAGTTCTCTGGCACGTGGTCGAGGTGCGCGATCGTCAGCACGATGTCGACCATGTTTTTGACCTCGTAGTCGCTCATGCGCACCTGGCCCAAGCTCAGGCCCATGTTCGCGTCGAACACCTCGGCATCGGCCCGCATGTATGTGTCAGCGAAGCGGCCGGCGCCGCGCGCGATGCGCGTGCCGTTCTCTACCTTGCACTGCTCGCAGCAGTTGCCGGCACGCGCCAGGATCGCGGCACGGATCTCACTCCAGTTGGCCGGGTAGCGGCTGCGGTTCTCAGGCTTGATCGGCATGCTCCCCTCCTTTCTGTTCTGCCGCCTCCTGGGCGACCGGGCGCAGCGCGGCAAGTCGCACTTTCGTTCTGATGTGCCGCCGCCCATTGGGCCAAAATACCGGGCGCCGCGGCTCCATGAAGAACACCCTTTTGACTGTCCCGAAATACCATCCCTCGCGTTTATTTCGGCTCATTTCACGCCTCCCTTACCGCTGGCTGCAATTGCGGTGTCGATGGTCTCGTCTATCTCTTCCTTGCTCGCCGACCAGTCAACGGTGATGCGGTAGCCCTCACTGCACGCGAACTGATACCGCTCCGCATCCTTCGCGTCTGCCGCGCAGGTGGCGACCTCCGGCATGATGTAGCCAGGGATAAGCTGGTTCACGTGCATGACGACCCAGCCAATAGGTAGATTCAATTCCCGGAGGGACTTGTGCGCGTCTGCTTCGTCGGTGAATACGCCGATACCATCGAGCGTGGTGTAGCCGAGTTCCTTTTTTCCATCTGGCATTTCGACGACGGTTTCGCGCGCAATCAACCATCCGTTGTTGGCTGCGCTGGTGGCGGGGGATTGGTCGGCATAGACCGGCACGCGGTAGCGCGGGTTTTGCGGGTCACGCGACCAGAGGAATGCGTCCATCACGCAGCTTTCGTCAGGATTCATCCATGCGACGGGTGGTGTCGAAAGTGCGGCGCGGGCCGCTTCGATTGCCTGCATCACCTCTGACGAGTGCTGCTTACCCACCTCCAGGCCGCAATAGTCGTTTGCGTACATATAGGCATCCAGCGCCGCCAGCAGCGCGCGGTATGGCTCTCGGCCCGCACCGGCAGCGTCAGCTTTCACCGTCGCGCCGGCCCGCGCGGCGCGAATCTCGCCGGCGCAGATCTTCGCTCCGGACCGGAACAGGTGGTTCCGGCTCTTGGCTGCCACGCCTTCGCAGATCGCGGCCGCATCGACCGGCGCAAGAGCCTGCGTCTGCCAGCAGCGCGCGATCAAGCCGTCGACGTCGTCGGCCAGGTAGAAGCGCTCCGTCGCGAAGCATGCGATGTTCGCGATGTCGGCGCCGGTTACGGAGTCGATGGCGTCCAGCACGCCGATGCTGGCCTCGCCAATTGGCGCGATCTCCAGCAGCGCGCGCACCTGCGCCGGCGTCCCGATCGCGATCACGCGGTCGCCGCCCGGGATGGGGATGACGTTCGATTCCCTGCTGGTGTAGTGCTGCAGCTCGAGCACGGCGGCCAGCAGGCGCAGGCGCAGCGCTTCGTGCTTGATGTCGGTGGTCTTGTCCATGTCGTCCTTTCAAAAAGTGCCAGATTTGGCACCAGCATTGCTGTGCAGGTGCTCGCGGCACCGGTTCATGTCGGTGTGGTACGGGTAGTGGCGATCGATGCGTACGGCCAGCGCGTCACAGTGCGCGCAGCGCTCGATGAGGCGGCCGCGCGCCTCGGCATCTGCGATCAGCATCAACTCGACGCCGTCACCCGGCTCGTTCATCACGAAGCACTCGTCGTCCATCGGCACGCGGAAGCCCGGGCCCACGCGCGGCGCGGCGTAGTAATCGCCGCGGACGAGCGCATCGACGCCGGATTGCAGTAGCGTCATGGCTTCGGCGTCCTGCGGCGCCTCATATGAGCCAACGAACGCGCACACGCGCGAGCTGTCGTCTTCGGTCCAGTGCACCTGGTAGTCGTTCAACCGCACGACGGCGCCGGCCGGCAGCCAAAGCGATTCGATGTCGTCGCCGATCAACACGTTGACGCTGCTGCGTCCTTCGTTGAGGGCCAGCAGGTACACATGGCCGGTTCGGTCGACGTGCGGATCCACGTGCGGCGTCCAGCCGTACAGTTCCACGCGCCGCGTGTTCTCGGTGCCGACAACCTGGTGGGTGTGGTCGCCGTCGTTGCGGTGCTGCGCGAACATCCGCGTGCACGCCAGTGCCTCGCGCACGAAGCGGTGCTCCAGCACGGCCGGCGGCACGTCGATGTGGCCGACGAGTTCGAGGTCGAGGGTCATGCTGCTCCCGGCGCCGGTGGCAGGTGCATCCAGTCCGTGACGCGCTCGCGGACTTCTGCACCGCTGAGATAGATCCAGCGACCGTAGTCGCGGACGCCTGGCCATACCTCGCCGTTGTCCAGCGCGAGAAGCACGAGGATGTCGTCGTCCGGCAGCTCAGCTGCCGCATTGGTCCAGGCGACGGTCAGCATGCTGCACCTCCGGACGCCGGCCCGAACAGCGCCGCCACCAGCGGATCGCGCCACATGCCGAGCTGGCGCGCCGGCACCGTGCCGCACTTGGCCGCGAACAGCTGGTCCAGCTGCTCGTCGAACGTCGGCAGCGTTGTGTCGGCGCCCAGCGCCCACAGCTCGCCGCGGTTGCGATACTGGCCGGTCATGTGGATGACGCGCAGCGTCTTGTGCATGTAACGCATGTAGTTCGCCATCGTCGGCCGCAGGCATTTCACGACCTCGAGCAGCTCCGCCATCGTCTTCGGGCCTTCGGCAAGCGCCTCCGTGACCTTGGCGACCGCTTCGGCACGCGCGGCCTGCTGCGCCACCTTGGAACCGAGCGCGCCAATCTGAACAGGTCCGCGCGCCATGATCAGGCCACCTTCCGCATGTTGTCCGGGAACAGGTCGTCCGCCGTCTTCGCCTCCGGCGCCGTCAGTGTCAGGTCGATGTCGCGCGCCATGAATTCACAGATCGTGCCGACGTCCTTGGTGTCCGGGTGCGCGATGATGCGGAAGGTCAGCACGACCGAGCCGCCGTTCTTGGCCTCGAACTTGAAGTGATCGATCTTGCAGTCGTTCAGGACGATGTTGCTGTCGCCGCCCAGCCCGTAATCTATGGTGGCCGTGTAGCCGGCGCCCTCCCAGTCCCACTTGATGGCGCCCATCTTCGGGTAGCGCAGCACGGTCAGGCCGTCGCCTTCCTGCACCTGGTCGACCAGGTCGGGGTTCTCGTCCTTCTTGAAGAGGTGCTGGCGCAGCTCGGAATGAAAGTGGATCAGCACGCTGCTCGGGCACGTGGCCTCGATCTTCAGGTCGAAGGCCGGCTTGGGATCCTCCCCGTGAAGCTCCGCGCGCGGATTCACGTTGGCGAGTTTGACGATCTGCTTCAGTTCGAACATTTACATCTCCTGGTCCTATTGGTGGTTGGTGGGGTGCTGCTGGTACTGCTGGCGTGCTTTCTCGGCAGCCTGTTTATTGCGCTCGCGCCACGCTGCCCATTCGGCTTCGGTCATCATCGGGTAGCGGGTCTGGCCAAGCCTCGGGTGCGTCAGCTCTGTAACCTGGCCAAGCATTTCGTCCCAGCACATGCCCTCGTGGTAGCGATCGCCTTCGCGGATGGTGTAGCCCTGCTCGTCGATTTCAATCGTTATGGTGCGCATCGGCGCTCTCCTCGTTCTGGTATTTCAGGTACGCGCGCCGGATTCGTTCATCCCAGCGCGCCTGCGCGGCCGCGTCGCGGTCCAGCTCGGCGCGCGAACCGATCTCGCAGACTTCCTTCACGCGGCGCGCAGCGGCGGTTTCGCCGTCGACGCCAAGGAAACGCTGGAACTCCTGCTCGCGGCAACGCAGGATGGTCCAGAGGAACGCGCGCTGGCCGGCCATGTCACGCGGCCTTCGGCTGGGCGACGGCGCTGATGTGACGCTGCAGCGCGGCGCAGATCCGCAGGAAGTCAGACTCCCTGTACAGCTTGGCTGCCTTGTCGGTCATGACGTGCGCGAAGCCGAGGCGCGCCAAGCCTTCGGACGTCAGCACGATCGGCGCCAGGCGCTCGTTGATCTGGCCGAGGCGCAGCATTGCATCGTCGGCCGGCGCCGGATCGCGTGCGGTATCGATCGGCGTCACATCGGCTGCCTGCGGCGCGGGCTCGACGTCCCGGAGCTGTTCCTGCGCGGTGTTCGCGGCAGCCGCTGCACGGGCGTCCGCTTCTTGCTGTGCGTGCGCCGCAGCTTCGGCCCGTGCACGCTCTTCGGCTTCCGCACGCTGGCGCGCCTGCTCGGTCTTCTCGGCCTCCGCGCGCTGGTGGTTCTCGATCCGCGTGCGTACGACCATCTGGAAGTCCTCGTCAGGCTTCTGGATGATGGATTGCAGGTCGGCGAACAGGAATTCGTGATCGGCGGCGTGCTCGCGGTACCAGGTCAGACGGCCGCGCACGGCCTGCGCAATCGCGTCGACGGCGATCTTTCCGTTCGCCAGCTCGGTGTCGACCGCATCCTGGAGCGTGGCCAGCGTGCGCTTGTTCTTCATGGCGCCGGCGAAGTCACGCGTCTGGAACACGAGACGCAGCGGCGAGATCTCTGCTTCCAGCGTCGCCACGTGGTCGGCGAAGGCCTGCTTCGCGTTGGCCAGGATGCCGGCCTTGATCAGTTCCTTCTTGTCCTTCACGGTCCGTTCCAGCACGAGGCGCTTGGCACGCAGCTGCTCGCGGACGTGGTCGATCGTGCGCATCACCTCGGCGATGTCGGCCGTCTGCTCGAGCACGGCGCGCTTCGTCTGCTCGAGGTCGCCCTCGGCTTTCTCGCAGAATTTGACAGTCGCCTCGGCATCGGCGAAGTCCTGATCGGTTACCAGGTCGGTTTTGATGCTGGCGATGAAGCGTTCGGCCCTAGCCTGGAAGGCCGGCAGGTTGCTGGCGGCGACCTCGCCGCGGATCTGGATAGCGAGCGCCGGCAGCGACATGATCGGCTCGGCTTCCGGCTTCGGGGCGTACTGCTTCGGCTCGTAATTCGCCAGGTCAATTTCGAACTGGGCCCAGCCGGCGCGGATGCGTTCGAACCAGGCTTGGTCTGGATAGACCCACATGTGCACCATCCGCTCGGGCGTGCCGTCCGATACCATGAACAGCCAGCGCTGCGCGCCCGTGACCATCAGCTCTTGCTGTACCTGCGGTTGGTGCGAATCCGGCAGCACGTTGTTGGCGACCGAGTCGGCCAGCGCTTCGTTCCACTGCTTGTGCTCCCAGCCCTCATCCTCGGCCATCGTCAGGCCGTCGCAGGATGCCGACAATAGGCCATCCGAGCAGGTCACGGGATACAGCTCGGTACCGATGATTTCCTCGGCGAGTGGCCGCGCCATCGCTTCCACTTCGTGGCCGTAGTCGAGGATGTTCTTCTGCACCCAGTCGCTGAATTCCTGCGGCGTGGCGGTGTGCTTCATGTGCAGCAGCTCGGTGCGCGAAACGTTGGGCGACAGACCCAGCATGGCGGCCGCTTCGCTGGCGCCGCGCATCGTCAGGCGATAGTTTTTCCAGTCGGTGCTGCCCTGAACGAGGTTGTGAATTTGCTTAGTCATTTTCGTGGCTCCATGCGTCGATGGTCATCTTCTGTTCTTCGGTGAGCAGCTGACGGGTTTCGATCATTGCGATCAGATCCGCGGCAGTCTTCTTGCCGGTCACGATCTGCTCGCGCCAGGCCTTCTTGTTCTGCTCGAACTTCTCGGGTGTGCACATCGGCAGGTCGCCGCGTTCCGGCGCCGCGTGCGCCGTGCTGGTGGTCGCGCCGGCCGCATTGACGACCTCGCCGGTGTCCTGGTCGACGACCTGCTCGTCCATGCGTTCGTCGATGACGACCATGTCGCTGTCGATCGTGAACGGCTTGCCGGCATCCACCGCGTTGGCGACGTCGACCGCGCGCTGCACCTCAATGGACTTCGGCATGTACTTCAGCACCTGGAGCAGCACGACCTTGCGGGCGTACATCTCCATGTTCTGGCCATTCTTCTCCAGCGCGTAATGGCGGCCGCCGACCTTGTTGAACTTGTTCAGGTGCTTCACCACGCGGTCCATCGTCCACACCTCGATCACGGGGTATTCGCTGCCGTTCACGCGGCCGACGGCGTACACGTGCGTGATGTCCTTCCAGCTGTCGCCGCCGCCGCCCGGGCGGTGCTTGATGAACGGACGGTCGCCCAGCGCCCAATCGAACTCGTCGCCGACGTACACGGCACCGGTCCAGACCGTGGCCCGGCCGGCGCGCGAGACCAGGTCGACGAGGCCCTGCCAGCCCGGCACGAAGGTGGCCTTGTTCCCGTACGGGACCAGGT